ACGGAGAGACCCAAACCAGCTTGACCAAAACCCATAAATCCGGACGTTTCCACACTGAAGACGCGGCGCGATGTACTAATTCATGTACTAAATAAATGCGCCTGGCAAAAGGACACTCATAGTTAGACACGTATTGGGGTGCGCGATGGTACAGCGTCAAAGCCCCGCCGTCACGAGGCCGAACTCCGCTCCATACAAGTCGCCCAGATTAGCCACCTCATCTGCCGCGCGCAGACCGCATCCATGAACATAACCTTGATGGCCGGCCGCTTACACACCGCCGAACAGAGCACCCTTGAAATGAAGGCCAAGCGACATCATCTCAACATTACCCACTACCGGGCCCATCGAGGTGCAGCACATGCCAAAGATCACCAGCAAGGATCTGCGTTACAAATACAGCAAGACCGTCACACCAGGCGACGACCCTAAAAAAACCCAAGCCGACTCAAAGCACCTCAGCCGCGCTGAGGAGTACGAAGTTATCAAATTTTTGAACAGCTTCTCGTTCAAAGGCGGCGCAGACATGGCTATTGCCGACCGCCAAGCAATCGAATGGATGATCCAGGAACATATGCCCAGTAACATTCAGGGGCAAAAATCATCCACCGAGTGGGTAGAACAGCACTACATCAGCTTGCGCTCCAAGGCCCCAGTCTAGCCTTGATGCACTGGTGCCCAGACGCCATCACCTGGGACTCTCTGCACATAAGGGAGACGCAAAAACAAAGGCCCGGCAGGCTGGATAACCCAGCCTGCCGGGCCTCATTGTTGAGTTAGCCTCACTTCTCCCGCTGGGCGTCCTGGGTCTGGATGCAGTCCAGCACCTGGTTGGCACAACTGAGCAGCGCGGCCTCTGTCACATCGAGCGACTCACGCCACTGATCATTGGCCAGCACTGCCGGACGGGCCGGAAGCGGGCACGCCACCAATGGACAGAACTGACGGGCTACGGTAGGTACCGGGGTCAGTGGTTGCGGGGCGCTCGTACAGCCGGCCAAGGCCAGCAGGCACAGGCCCACGCAGGTACTCAGCAACAGCTTGGTCATTTCGGCGTAGCTCCTCGAAGGCCGCACTCTGCGCCTTTGCGTTGGTGGACACAGCCTGCTCCAGCAGGCGCATGCGCTTGTGGATTTCATCGACAGCTCCGATCTGGCGCTGCTGCTCAGCCAGCACGCCAGCCTGCAGCTCAACCATTTTCTGCGCCTCACTTGCCGCCGCTTCCGCTGCGACGGCGCGCTGCACCTGCAGGTCAATGCGTGGAACAAGGACCCACCACACCAGACCCGCACCAAGGGCGACCAGCAGCAGACCACCCAGGATCTGCAACCCCACTTTCGAAAGCAGGCTCGACATGGCGCGCTCCTATGGCACGTTGCGGAAGAAGATGTGGCGCCCGATCTTCACCGTCCGCTTGGCGAACTGAGCCCAGGCCGGCGGCTTCGGCATGCTCGTCGCGTAGTAGTGGGTGGCGCCGCCAGTGGGATCAGGCTGCTTGCCATCCAGCACCGCCACCGCAGCTTCACGCGCCTGGAGGAACTGCCCGGGCGGGATCTCCTTCAGCCCGCTCAGATACGGGTAGTTGGGGTCGTTCTTGTTCCAGCAGCTGAACTGCGAAGGCTTGAGGCAAACGCTCTCGATGTCGCGCCCCCACCAGCTGGGCTTCGCTGCCCTGTTCTTGATGGTGTGCCCCACCGCCACCATGCCGGCGAACCCTTCGCCGCGCGCCTCTCCCCACAACGTGCGGGCAAGCACGTCCACATCGCGCTCTCTACTCACTGCGACCTCCAGAAACGAAAAAGCCCGCTCTAGGCGGGCCGGTTTGGTTGAATTTTTACGACATCTCCCATAGATGGCATGCACCAACCTGGAGAAAGACATTGACCGAATATGAGAAGGCCCGAGGCCAGTTCGTTTACGAGCTTTTTGAAGCAATTAGGCAGGCTGCAATCTCACCGAGCTACGCCAATGCGGCAGCTATGTCCTTGCTGAAATGGGGAAACGTGGAGCCGATGGCTCTCGCAGGTTATCTTCAGTCTCCCGATGCCCAAAAGCTGGTTGATCGATACCGGCCTGCATGGAACGACTTCACCTGGAAGCGGGTTACGGATGAGCTGAAATCAACAGAAATCAGCCGAAACTTTCTATTTGCCGTAGCAGTGGCGCTCTAGACCTCAATGTCATACTGCGGCAAGTCCGGCGCCGGGCCGGTGATTGTGCCGTCGCTGATGAAGGCATTTTGTCCGGCGGCCACCGTGACGCCGATGGCCGCCACCTCGATGCCGTTGCGCAGGCGCACGCGGCTGGTGCCGGTCACGTTGTCGACGTCGAGCACTTCGGCCACGGTCTTGCTGCCACCAGGTAGCAGGCTGAGAAAGCGCTTCCAAGGGTTCACCGTCGACATCATTCACCCCCTTGGTAATGGCGCTCGATGCGCAGGGCCTGCCAGACCTTGCTCGCGCCGGTGCCCGAGGCGCTGATGTCCACCCCCAGGCACAGGCCGCGCCAGGTCTCCTCGGGGTCGCGCACCTCCACCAGCATGGCCGGCAGCACCAGGCCCGGCGCGCTGCCGCCGTTCTCCATCAGCGGGATGCGCCGCGTCTCGATGGACTGCAGGCCGCCCTTGGACAGCTCGCAGATGCCGCGCGAACGGGCGGCGTCGGTGCCGGTCATCCAGTCGTCGAGGACATCGGGGGCCATCACGTCGCCGGCCGTACCGGCCCGGCGCACCTGCACCCCCATGCCGTAGTTGGTGCCGCTGACGTAGACGTAATTCCACTCCGGCTGCGGGCTCCACTCCCCGCCCGCCTCCGCCACGATCTCTGACGGGATGATCCGGTCAGGGATCGCGGTGTCCCAATACCAGGTCGCCTCGCGGTAGCGCGGCAGGATCGACAGCCCGTCGCTCGCCATGTCCGGCCGCACCACGCCGCCGACCACCTCGGCCACGCGGGTGATGACCTGCATCGGCGTCTGATCGAGGTAGGAGAAGGCGCCGGCCGGCAACGTCCAGTCCGGCGGACCGAGCGCCACGGTGTCCCAGGTCGCAGAGAATCCGGTGTTGTAGAGCTGCTCGTCGATCACCTGGCGCGCGTTGAGCTGGGCGGTGTTCATGCCGCTGCGCTTGGGCGCATAGGGATCTGCGAGCAGCTTGGTGCGGCTGGAGCCCCGGATCGAGTAGCGCTCGGCCGGGTGCTTGGCGGTGCTGCTCCAGCTGTCGACCAGGAAGCGCCACACCCAGCCGTTGATCGTCAGCTCAACCGTTTTCGGGCCGTTGCTGTCCTGCCGCACCAGGTTCATGGAGGTGCGGCCGAACAGGTCAGCCGAGAAGGACCAGGCGAAGCTATCGGCGTCCAAACCGATGCTGATGTTGCTGGCGTCCAGCACCGTGCCGGACGGCAACACCGTGAGGGTGACCGTGTTCGCGATCATGTAGGTCTCCAGAATGTCCGGTTCCTCGGGCGGATCAACCACCACCACGGGACCGGGATAATCGGGATAGGCGATGCCGGTGGGCTGGCCATCAGTGGGCGTGCCCCAACCCCATGGGACGCCCATCAGCTTCTCCAGCACGCGGGCTGGTGAGAAGCCGACCGAGACCGCACTGTCCACCGGCTGGATAGCCCGCACCGGAGGGGTGTAGTGGAAATTGAAGTAGGCCAGCGGTTCGTGGCTGGGTGTGTAGCGCCGGCCACCGAACGAGAACGCCGCCACCGTGCCGGGGATGTACAGGCTGGCCAGGCGCTCCTGCTCCGCGTCGAAGCGCAGACCCAGTTCATCGGAACGCTGCCAGACCTGGCCGGCGGCGGTGTCCTTGGTCGCCGGGCGCGGGTTGTAGATCACCCGCAACCGAGTGTCCTGCGCGCGAATCGAGCGATCCCAACCGAGCCAGGTCGCCAGATCCCTCTGCGCGACGGTGTTCCAGCTGCTGCCGACCGCCGCATCCTCAGCAGCTCCGCGCGACCAACTGCTCGCGGCGCCCTGGTCCGCCTTGGCCAGCGCGTCCCAGACTCCCGCCAGTTCTGCCTGCAGGTGGTTGCCCTCTCCCCAGCCGGCGGCGCCGGCCAGGTCTCGCTCGGCGAGTGAATCCCAGCTTGCACGCGACACAGGGTCGCCCGGCCGGCGAGCAGGCCGCCAGCCGGTAGTGGTTTCACAGGTGAGCATCAGACCATCTCGACTGTTATCGGCCCGAGGGCCTGGGGTTGGTAGTAGCGAACGACCACCGCACGGGCAGTGCCGACCAGTTGCGGGCCCGTGAGGGTTTCATCCCACCACTCCGGCTCGACGGCCGGGAGCTGTCCAGCCTGGGTGACACGGTAGAGCCAGCCCTGGAACAACGTCGGCCGGATGGCAACTCCGATGGCCACCTGCAGACCTGGCTGGAACTGCACGCCCCAGTCGTCCAGACCCAAGGCGTAGACACGACCACCGCCGGACACGCGCAGATCGAGATCAGCGCTACCTGCGGTGGTCCGACCATGCCCCGCCACCCGCCACTCACCATCTGCCTGCTGCTCGACGGCCAGCACCTCCCGTGCTGCATCGGCACCGTCGACAACCACGCGCGCCGGCAACAAGGCTGGAAGGCCTGCGCCTCCGCCGGTGCCGTCGTTCAAGTCAACGGCCAGCACCAAGTCCTGTGTGATCACCGGATAGCGAGCGGCAGCACGGCGCGGAAGTACCTCGTCCGTCACCAGCAGCAGGTAAGGCCCGGAGACTGCTGAGGCGAGGAAGCGCTGGACCGCCTGAGCGCCGTCGCGCGCAACGAAAATGCCGACAACCTCCAGCGAGCCTGGTAGCAGCAACAGGCCGACCTTCTCATTGCTGGTGACCTCCCCGTCGCGCGTCAGGGTCAGCGTGATTTGCCGGCGCGCCAGGTTCACCACCAGCGGGAAAACCTTGGGAGGAGCTACGACCATTGCCATGGCTCACCCCCAGTCCGCTTCATCGAGGCTGACGAAGAACCCCAAATCCGACACATGCGGATAGAGCGGGACCCATTGCTTGCCATCGGGCAGCGTGAACGGCGTCACCCGCGCCTGCCAGGTGTTGCTGAGTCCAAGCGCAGGAAACACCTGAGACGGTGCAGCAAAGCTCAACACCGGGTCAGCAACAAGCCCCCGCAGGTAACCACAAAACACGGTGCTGCTAGCGACGCTGCTACCACTGACGGCAGCCCCATAGCCAACTAGGCCGGCCCTCACTCCCTGCACTCGTCCCGTCACCAGTTGGGCACGAACCGACGCATAGCCGGTGACGTAGTAGGAAGGGCTGCCCACCGCATAGCGCGCGTCACTGCCCTGCCCTACAACGCCGGTGAATGGATGGCGAAGCATCATCCCGTTGGCGTTGATTAGCGCACCGCCACCCGCTGACGAGTACCCGCCAAGGGAGCAGAAGCTGCCTAGACCGGACTGGTTCAGGTAGTTCCCGAAGTAGTGCGCGACCCCGTTTCCTGCCGAGAGATCAGCGGTAGAGGACGCAGCTCCGAGCATCAGAATGCAGGTCTTCGAGTCGGCCACCACAAGCCAATGCAGATTGCTACTACCGAGAAAGCCTTGGTTGTAAAAGTATTGCAGCGAGCCAGAGGGCGAACCATCCGACCACACGCCACTGCGCCGGTTTACGCCGGCCGCCAGCGCCGTCGAGCCATCCGTGACGGTTTCCATGATGTAGGCAATGTAAGCCGAGCTGCCGCTGTTGATCAGGTTGATGAACCCTTCACCATTGCCCAGCGAAAACCCGTCGGCATGCTGGTGGCCGATGGTCCAGCCGACCGCCGGCTTACTGCCATAGCCATTGACCAGGCAAGCCATGAGAATCAGCTTCACCCGGTCGACCAAGCGAGTTCCCGTCAACACCGGCGCGCCGGTGTCGAGGGAGGTATACACGCGCACAGTCATCAGTCAGCGTCTCCACGGATCTGGATCTTGAACTGGTCGTCATCGACCGTGCCCTGGCCACTCAGCACCGTGCGCGCCATCCACAGCGGCCCGAGGCAGCTGTCGGTGTTGAAGCGCACCGCGTTGCCGGCGGACCAGCCAGCACCCCAGCCCGCCGCACGGATGGTGAAGTACGGCTGCCCGGTCTCCGGGTTGATCGGCGCGCAGTCCTGCGAGGTGCTGCCGGTGCTGACAACGCCCAGCTTTTCCTCGACCACCTGGAACTGCGAGGCAGTGGTGAACACCAGCGCCCACTTGCCGTCGATGGCGCCCCGGTTGGTGATGATCGGCGGGTAACTGAGCAGGTTGTAATTCGCGGTGGTGGTCTCCCCCACCGGCGAATCCGTCCAGTTCGGTACGCCGCTGTTCCAGGTCTTCTGGGTGAACCAGTGGTGATAGCGCGACTGCAGGTCGCCCCAGCTCAGCGCACTGGACACGCGGGTGTCGTTCGCCGGCAGATCCCACGGCAACGGCGAGCTGATCGCCAACTCGCCACTGATCTGCACCTCGGTGCACAGGGTCATGTGCTCCACCCGGTCGAGCACCGTCAGCGGCGTGCTCAGGGCGGCGCCGCTTTCGTCCTGCAGCACCAGCGGATTCGACCAGGTGACGCGGCCGTGCTCGCGGTCGGCGGTGAAGCTGGCCGCCTTGAGCTTGAGCCCGTTCGGGTCTACCACGGTAATCTCGGCCTGGCCGGTGCGCGTGAGCTGCACCGTGCCACCAGCCGCCGGCGAGGCGACAGTCGTCTCGGCCGTGTGGTGGATGACCAGCACGTCCGCTTCGCGGTAGTGCGGCACCCGACCATCCGCCGGCAGGCGCACTGGGTCCAGGCCGATCAGGCTGGCGTCCAGCGGCAGCGACGAGTAGATGACGCCGTTGTAACGCACCAGCAGCGGGATCACGGGGATGTTGCTGGCCCCGGTCTCGTCGTTGATGTTGCTGGTGAAGCGCAGCCGGGCAATGCCCGTGGCGATGTCCACCGTGCCCTTGATCACTGCGTGGCTGAACACGCCGTTGGCATCGGCGGTGGCCGTCACCAACTGGGCGGTGTCAACACGCACCGCGGTTACCTGCAGGCTACCGGCGCGCAACGGGGCGCCCGGCGTGCGGAAGGTAAGCGCGGAGATGCTGAAGCCGCTGTTGGTGGTAAGGCAGGCCTGCAGCGTCACCGCTGCCGCCGCGCCCGCGTTGTAGTTGCTCAGGGTCGCGGTACGGCCCTTGTAGTCCACCGAGCCCACGGCCACGCCGGCATTGGTCGAACTGTTGATATTCTTGTACAGCACGCCCGAACGGTCGACGTAGACCTCCCCCGCCCAGGTGAACACCAGCGAGCCCGGCAGGATCGGCTCGGCGATGCCCGGCAGCAGGTCCAGGGTTACCGGCGCCACAGTCTGCACGTCGGTCTGCGGGCCGTAGCTCTGCGCGTTGCCCTGGGCGCGGACGCTCAGGGTGCCGCCGAAGCTCTCCATGATCTGCGTGTTGGTCTTCACCAGCTTCAGCGTCTGCTTGCCGAAGCCGTCCGACTTCTCGGTGACGTAGGTGTACTCGGTGTAGGTGTAGGTCCCCGCCACCTTCAGGGTAAAGGCCCCTGTCGAGTAGTTGATCGTCCCGGTCACACCGACCCAGGCCCCCGAGCCATCGTCCATGGCGGCATGGTCAACGCTGATCTCCGACTCGTAGACCGGCAGTGCGCCGGTGGCGTTGCTCGCGCCGAGCGCCGGCACGGCCTGCCGCTGGCGGGTCGTCCAGCGAATCTGGACCGAGCCGGGCTTGAGCGGTGCGCCGGGGATGGTGCCGGCGCACATGCCCGAGCCGTCCGAGGTCACGGTGAGCGGGGTGTCGGTGACGCTGCCCTGCTGGTAGGCGTGGGTGATGCCGCTGCCGGCGTCCGGCGTGACGGTCAGCTCCATGCTCACCGTGCCGGCGGCGTAGTTGATCACCCCATTGCCACCGGTGCCGCTAAGCACGCCGTGACCGTTGTCGGTGATGGTCTTGGTCACCCCGCCCACCTTGAAGGTGGCCGAGTAGCTGCCCGGCAGCAGGCCCTGGTGCGGCAAGGTGCGATTGACCTTGGCCTTGGCCGGGACGCTGCTGCCGGTGCGCTGGGTGATCGCCGAATCGTTCTGCGACACATAGGCGAAGATGATCGCGCTGCCGACGTCCGGCAGAGCGTTCAGGGTCAGCGAGACCGAGCCAGTACCAAAGGCAATGGTGCCAGTGCCCTCGCCTTCCATCTCACCGTTGCCGGGGTCGCGGATCTCCTGCCACTTGCCCAGCGCCAGGAACGACACCACGAGCGTGCCCGGGCGCGGCGGCGCCTCGGCCAGGGCCAGGGTGTAGACGAAGCCCCGGTTACCCAGCTCGATGGGGATTTCCCCGGTCACGGTCTCACCAGTGGCAGCGGCCGCCGGCTGGTAGGTCGCCGAGGCGGCGCCGGTGTAGCCACCGCCTGCGCGCACCAGGTTGATCTCGCCAGTCTCGTAGTCGATGGTCCCGCTGGTGATCCAGTTGGAGCCGCTGACGTAACGCAGCCCGCCCTTGCCATCGTCGGCATAGACCGCGTTATTGACCGACAACGACAGGGTGCCCGGTGCGCAGCCAGTGCCGAGGAACACGCGCGACTGCCCGCCGCTGACCAGGGCCACGGTGAGTGCCACGGTTCGGGCCGGGCCGGCAGCGATGAACATACGCCGCTGATAGCCGGCCAACTGGTCGATCAGCGAATTCTCGCGGGTGCTGCTGGGCACCAACTGCGAGTAGACCGACTTCACGCGCAGGCTCAGCGAGCCCTGGCTGACGGCCTGGGCCAGTGGACTGATGCCGTAGTAGCGCGCAGCGTCAGCGACCTGGGTGCCGAGCACCTGGCTTTTCGGCGAGGTGGTGCCAGAGGGCGTCGGCTGGCCGCCAGGGAAGGTGGTTTCCAACGGCGCGCTGATCGACAGGTCCAGGCGCCGGCGGGTGAAGGTGGTGAAGTTGCCGTTGCCGTAGTCGTAGGTGAACTGCTCCAGACGACCGTCCACGGCAGTGATGCGCACGTACTGGGACGCCGTGGTGCCGTTGACCAGCTGAAACACCTGGCCGATCTCCGGCAGGCGCTGCTCCTCGCGCTGGATGCAGGCAATCGCGCGCTGCCCCTTCAGCTGGTTGCCCAGCAGTTCGAAGGCAGCGGACACCGCCGGCACCACGAAGGACTCGATGGCGTTGCGGGCGTCGGCGCGCTCGTCGGTCTGCGAGCCGGCGAACAGCAGCACAGAGACGCGCGGGTCTGCCGGCCCTTGGGTGATGATCGCGTGGGCGCCCTGGTACGGGTCGGCCGTGGTGGTGCTCACCCCGGCGAAGCCCTTGCGCAGGTTGATGCGGCCGATGGTGCGGTCCAGACGCGAGATGTCGGGGAACAGGTTGTTCACCTGGCCATCGACCACGGCGGTGCCGGTGGCGCGGCCGCCACCGTCGGCCTCGTCGGTCAGGCGCTGGGACTTGAACAGCTTGATATCGGATTTGGCGATGGCCATGCGTTGCTCCGCGACCAGAAATGAAAAGCCCCGCAAGTGCGGGGCTCAGAGATGAATGAAGGGGTCAGGGGCTGGGCAGGTCCCAGAGAATTAACTGCGGACGCCCCATGCCTTCACGAACCCGGGCGAGGCGAGATTGCGGGCTTTCCCCAGAGGCCGCCGAGTCAGCCTGGCAGCGAGCCAAGGCCTCAGCGAAGGTCTCAGGTGCATCCGCACTTACACGAAGAGCAAGCTCATCCTCCGTGAGAGGGAAGACATCTTCGACAGCCCAACGACCAGGTGGCTCGTGCTGCTCTAACACGGCCAGCGCTCCTTTCTCGGAGCGCGCTGCCACGACGTTGCCGCCGAGCCTGTATGCGATCAGTTGCATGTGACCCTCCTGTTCAGGGCGTAGATGGCGGGGGCGCCACGGTGATAAGGCGAACGGTGATCAGGTAGTCATCGTCAGGCTGGGGCACTACCGTGCGAAACAGCGGTTCCGCCTCCAACGGCGAGCCCTCGGCGCGGTTGAAGATCACCCAGAACTCCCGGCCATCAGGCAGCACCAGTGGCATCACGCGCAGGCGCTGGTCCCTCAGCACCTCCAGCTGCCGCACCACGGACAAGGGCGTCCATTCCCCACCGCCGGAGCGCAGGGTGATCGGCCGGCCGTGGATCTTCAGGCCCTCCTGCACCAGCAGTTGCCCACCCAGAGATCGCTCCTGTTCCTGCGCCACCGCGTCCCAGGTGAATTCGTCCACCCATTCGAGCTGGTAGCCCAGCGCTACGGAGTCCAACATCATCTGCATCAACCGCTAGCCCTCCCTCGGAACTGCTCCAATACGCCGAGCAGGTTGGTTTCATCAGCCTCCGAGGCCACCGTGACCTCCTTCGCGCCCTGCGGTGTCTCGAAGCGAATCACCCGCGTGGTCGGCGGCGTGGCCGCAGCAGGCTCGGCGACTGGCGCCGCCTTGTTGCGCTCCTCGACGAGCTTCTCCTGCGCTGCCTGCTCGCGCTGGCGGTTGGTTTCGCTCTCGATCTGCCCAAGGGTGGACCAGGCCCGCATCAGGTTCTGCAGCGCGTTGTTGTCGCCGGACGCCTGGGCGTCGGTGATTTGCTTCTGCAGGTCCGCCTTGCGACTGGCGAACTTGCTGCGATCAAGCGCTTCCGTTTCTCCGCGCAGCCCGGCCAGTTCCTCCTGCAGGCTGGTCAGGGTCTGCTTGGAGCCTTCCTGCAGCTGCTGCATCCGCTGCCGCGCCGAGTCGATTGCGCCCTCCAGCTGCCGCAGGTCGGAATCGTTCAGCAAGCCGAGGCTGTTCCGCGCCGCCGTCGCCCGGGTGAGGAAGTTCTCCAGGTTGGTATCGCTCCGGTCGACCTCATCGAGCAGTTCGAGCAGGGATTGCTTCTGCTCCAGGGTGGCCTCCTGCATTTGCAGGCTGTTGCGGCGAAGGCTCACCGCCCACCGGCCGAAACCGCCCATGCCGACCTCAGATATCGAACCGATATCCGCCAGGCTCTGCCGGATCTGCTCCAGGGCCTTCTCGGTGCTTTCCACCGAGCTGGTGTCTAGCTTCAGCTCGGAGCTGCTCAGCCCCTGCAGGGAGTCGAACAGCCGCAGCGCCTCGTCACTCAGCTCCGCGAGCGGCTGCCGAGCGGCCGCCAGTTGGTCACCGAAGAAGTCGATGGCGCCCTCGGTGACTTCCTTGGTGTCTTCCGTGCCCTTGCGGTGCGCCTCCATCGCTTCGCCCATTGCACGGCGTTGCTCTTCCATCAGGCGGCCAGACTCGCGCCGCTGCTCCTCCATGGACTTGGTAGCCTTGTCGGCGTTTTCAGCCTGGTCGCCGGTGCTCTTGCTCAGCGCGTCGGTGGATTGCTTCAGTTCCTTCTGCTTGGCATCGAGCTGGGCGACTTCTTGGTTGTACTCCGACGCGGTGATACGCCCCGTCTTGTACATATCCGTCAGCGCTTTGCGGATGCGATCAATATCCAGATCCGTCTTCGCCTGGGAAATTGCACCCTGGACGTCGGCCAACGACTTCAACGATGTCGCCAGGCCGCCTACCGACGGTGAAGCCTTCCCGGCCGCAGCGTTCAGCTTGTCGATGGCAACCGCAGATTGGTTATGCAGCTGCTGAAACTGCTCGAGGTTGATGTCCTTGCTGTTGTAGGCATCGAACAGGGCCTTCTGGAACGCCTTGAGCTGCTCAACGCTACGCGCAGTGTTCAGGGCATCCTGGGCTTCCTGGTAGCTCTTGATCGAGACGGCCGCGCTGGTGGTGCTCTGCTCAAGCTTCCTGATTTCCTCGGTCAGGGCGTTGTGCTTGACCTGCAGGTCTTCCAGGGAAAGAGCTCCCTTCAGGTTCTGGTCGATCAGCTCCTTCTGTTTTTCCTTCAGTGCCGTGATAGCTGCGGCGCGTTCATTGTCAGCAGTAGTTGCCCCCTTCGTCGAAGACTCCAGGGTGCGCATCTTCGAAGCGATCTGATCGAGGAGCTGCTCCATCTGCCCCTGATCGATGTTCTTCTTATTGAAGGCATCGGTGATCGCGACCTTGAGCAGGTTCAGCCGCTCCTTGGTATCAGCAAATGGCAGAGCATTCATTGCCTGGCTGAAGGTCGAAACACTCCCCAGGTAATTATTCATCGCCTCGGCTGAGGCCGCTTTGAATGCTTTAAGCGCCTCACCAGCTGCTGCTGTAGAGGCCTGAGCCTGCCGCTTGCTGCTTTTCTCGATAGAGTTAGCTAGATCGTCGAATGCCTTGCCAATATCACGCGTGTCCTGGCTAATCTGGCTGTATGCATCTCGCGACATTTTCCCCAGCGAGTCGCTAATCCCCTGGATGGCCGCTCTAATCTTCGGCCCACCTAAAGACTCTGGAATTAGTTCAGCCTCTTTGGCAATAACCGAGAATGTCTTCGAGAAAATTCCAGTAATCATCGACACGCCGGCGGCGGCTGTTGCAGTTAAAACATTAATTGCAACCTTGAACGGCGTGGTAATTATTGTTACCCACCGAGATGTTGCCTCAACTTTCTCCTCAATGGTATTGAAGAACTTTGCTGCGCCATCGACCAGCTCTTTAAAGTCAACCTTTAAAAGTTGCTTAGCGAAGTCTTTCGCCCACTTAACGCCAACCTCAAATGCATGAGACAGACTGTCGGCGAGACGATCAAGGCGGCCATCATCAGCCATCGCCTGGATTTCGTCAGACAGTTCTTGCAACTGGCTTTTCAGAAAATCGAAGGCACCAGCATCAGCAACCCGGCCAGCAAAGTCCCCAAGTTGATCACCGATACCCTTCAGCAACCCCTTGAAGGTGTTCAAGCGCGCGGCAGCAGCAGCGCCACCATACGCTTCAGTCATCATGTCCAGGATGATTCTCTGGGCATCAGCCTTCTTCCCGGTTGCCTCGAGCTGCTCCATCAGCTCTTTCTGACCAGCCTCCAGCTTGAAACCCTGGCGACCCAGTGCGGCCATGGCGTCGGACGGAGACTGCAACGCTTTACCAACGGTCTCAGCCGACTGCTCAACACTGATACCCAAGCGCTGCGCCTGGTCGACTACGACCTGCAGCGCCTCGGGGAACTCATTTGCAGCAATGTCGGTGTAGGAGAGAAGGCGCGTCTCAGCCGATAGAATGTCCTCTGTGGTCAGCATCGAATTGGAACGAATGCTGTCTGCCAGTTTGAGCAACTGATCAGCAGTGAGACCCGCAGCGTTACCCGTGGAAGCTAGCGCAGCCTCCAACTGTTGCAACGCCTGTTCATTGTCACTACCCGAACTAACAAATGCCATCACGCCATCACGGGCGTACGACAGGCCGGCTCCCAGACCTTGCAGAGCCTTATCTACCAGGTAGATGCCGACCAGCCACTTGCTGAACTTAACCGCAGCTTCAGTTACTCCAGTCTTGACCGCATCGACCGCATTGGAAAAACCGCTAGCGGAATCAGCCGTATCATTCTGCTGCTTGGCGAGGCGCCTCAGCTCTTCATTGGCCGCTGCAATCTCATCCTTGGTGTTATCGATCTGGCCAGCTAGGCGCTTCTCTTCCTCGCTCAGGCGAGTGGTATCGACTCCAGCACCCTTGGCAGCCTTCTGCTGGTCAGCATGCTTGGCGTTGAGCTGATCCAGTCCGCGCCGAAGATTCGACGCCTCACGTTCGGCGGCCTTCAGGGAGACTTCAAGGCCCTTGTTGTCGGGACTCTTGGCGAGAGCATCCCGCAAGTCGGCGATCTGTTTCTCAACTCGCCCGATAGAGCCCTGCGCCTGAGCTATTGCGCGTTCGGTGCTGACCAGGTTGTTGACCAGGCCTCGGGCATCCTTCGCCGAGTCGAGACTCTTCCCTAGCTCTTCTGTCTTTTCCCGCAACTCGTCCATGGCGGCTGTCGAAGCCTTGGCCGCAGGCGACACCTCATCCTTGCCGCGCAGAATGAACTGAATAAGGCGGTCTTTAATTCCGGCCATGCTTTTCTCCGGGTAATAAAAAACCCGCCATGAGGCGGGTCTTTTAGGTAATAGGTGTTACGGCTTATCGGGCGGGAGGATTAACTCAGCAAGGCGCCATGAGAAAATATGGCGCCGGAGAATGAAACGAAAGGGTTCTTCGTTTTTCCCCTTAACCGTTACGACAAACTTATCGAAGCCCTCATAGGTCATTTCTCCCGCAAATGCATCACCGGACGAGGTCGCCGGCGGTGAAGCCTCACCCGCATTCCCAGCCTTAGGACGATCTCCCTTCATCAGGCGATAAGGCCAGTCGGGGTAACAAAACCATCAACCATTCGCTCGACCATCGCGCCGCCAATGGCCGCGCCCATCGCTGAGAATGGATTATTCTTTTCTTTCTCAACCAGCCTTATGAGCCGGATGTTCATCTGGTCCTTAAGGCTTTGTCGAACACTGGAGAAATCGACGTACTCGGCAAGTTTATCCGCATCTTTCGTTTTCGCAGCGGAACGAATCTGATACACGACAATGTAAGGCGAAACAATCAGGTAACCGACGAACACGCCCAAAATAATGGCCACCAGCACTGGCCACCTCCGCAGTAAGCCAGGACGAACCAGGGCTGCTGTTGGACCAGGCGACGAATGTGCATCCGCAAGGGCTCGTCGAGACTTCAGAGCAACGGCCTTTTCGTAGAAAGCCCCACATTCGGGGCAACGCAGAGGGTCACCGAATTCAGCGACCGGGGCCTCATGCTCGCAATTTGGACACTGCACTGACTCACTCCTATTTAAAGAAGCATCAACCTCGATAAAAACCAGAACTATCCCCGATGGACAATCGCCTGATTTAGCGCTCGCTCAACAGCCTGAATAGCCGCAAGATCTCGACTCTCCAAGGCAGCACTCTCGCCGGATGACGTAGTTAGCATGATCGTATACAAATATGCCATCTTTATACTGAGCAACCAATAAATCCCAACCCCAAGAATCGCAACAGGGAAGAAATAGAAAACCAATGTCGGCCTAATAGAAAACATGACAAAGCCAATAAAAAGACCGCAGAGAATTGCCGCTATCGGAGCACCTTTCGACTGGGTAACGTCTTTCTTATTTATTTTCACAGAGTTCACAGAAGACATTGCATACGTCTTTCCATGCGCCATGAAACGAGTATTAGTAACAACGACCCCATCTGTATTGAGGAATACCTTTTCTGCACTTGGTGCTCGTTCAGCAGCACCGCCAATAGCCTGTCGTTCCGACAGCCGCAAAGCCTTCTCGTAAAAAATACCGCAATCCGGACAACGCAATGGATCACCAAATGCCTGAACCGGAGCCTCGTGAGTACAGCTTGGACACTGCATGGAATCCCTCCCATTCGAATTTCATAATGGAACGGACTCTACCCCAGCATCAAAACAAAAGGCCATCCCTGGCCTGGCCGAGTCAGGCTGCAGTCGCCAAGTCCATTTGGCAGAACTTAGAGACATCCATTGCCGTAATCAGCGGATCAGCCAGCAGCTCTGCCGGGCCGGTCAGCTTGGTGTATTCCTGCCCCAGCACCGAGAACTCCTGAAGCATACCGAACTTCACGCGGCGCGGGCGCAGCGCAAAGGGCTCGCCGGACTGCGCGTCGTTGAGACCAGCGATGTAGAGCTCCAGCTCCTTCTGCGAGCCGTTGAGCATCTGCACAGCGCTGCTCGGACGTGGCGTGTAGCTGACAGTGATGCCGGTGGCATCGATGTCGCCGCCGCTCAGAACCTGGATACCATGGGGAATCACCAGGTAGTCAGTGCCCGACACCAGGGGATCACCACCGGCCGTCTTCACCGTGATGGATTTGGTCAGGTCCGGCAGGTACTTGAACGGGATCAGCTCCAAGGCCACACCCTTGGAGATATGGGCCTCGTCGGCAATGGCTGCAGTCGGTGCCACCTGGATGGTCGAGCGAGTAACCAGCGCGACGTTATCCGGGGTCAGGTCGTAGAAGCCCACCGAGGAAGTCACGTCAGTCACGCGCTCGCGCACGTTGCGGTTACCGCCACCGCCCATGTAGTTGGCCAGGGCCTTGCGGTCCGTGGCGAAGCTGATGCTGAAGACGTCGCAGTTGCCGAAGGGCAAGAACGGGTCCTGGGAACCGTAGAGTCGGCCGTGGACGATGCCCTCGCCGATGAAGGAACGATCAATGGTCTGTTGCATTTGGCTCTCCTAGAGACGATGCAGACGGTGGATTACTTGGCTTCGTCAACCGCCGACAGGGGTTCACGGCCTCGCTGCGGGGGCTGGACGGGCTTGTTTGCCTCGGCGGGCTTTTTCTCGGCGAGGAAGCCATTAGATTTGGCGTGGTCGGCCACGGCCTGGGAAACCTCCACCTCCTCGTCGCTTGCGCCGTAACGCTTCACGTCGCCGCCCTCGCGGTAGTGGAACGGTTTGTTGATGGTGACTTTGGGCATGGCGCCCTCCAGATATGAGAAGGCCGCCCGGAGGCGGCCTTGGGTTACAGGGTCTGTACGTAGGTGAAAGTGATAGGGATGATTCGGTATCCCCAGCGCCGGCCCTGGTCCGGCAGGCGCACGACTGATGCAGGGAAGTCAACCTTGATCAGGCCCTGCACATCCAGCCCTGCCTTCACCCCTTTCAGGGCGCGCTTGATCTCCAGACGCGCTGCGCGCAGTGATGCGGCTGCGTTGGCCTTACGGGTCATCGCCACGATGTTGAGCGTCCACTCTTCCTGGCAGGTTCCGGTCTGACGAGCGCGCTCGACGGTGTCGCCTTCCTGCAGAACGATCATGTAGTCCGGCAGGCTGTCGTCTCCGGAATCGAGCACGCCGGCCACCGAATCCTCCAGCACGGAGCCTCCGAACAGCGGCACGCCGGACAGCAGGAGTTGCAGCTGGCCGATGACCCCGGCCTGAACATCAAAAACCTGGTTCATACGGGCACCACGTAGAAGGTGATCCAGTCGCCATCGTCGGCATGGATACCGTCGATGCTCCAGGCGTTGCCCTCCTCATCGAGGAAGGAACCCTTGTTGTCGACCCGGGGCAGGAGGCGCTTGCGCACCTCCAGCGTCCTGAAGCGGTCAATCGCGGAAACATCGAGTCGTTCCACGCCCTGCTCGACGATGCCGGCCAGCGACTCGACCAGGCGCACTCCGTTGCGGTCGAGGTAGTCGAATGCACCATCGCTGAGGGCTTCAGCGAGGGTGGCGTCCATATCATCGACCAGTTCGCTGAAGCCGCCCATGGTCAGATGGTCAGCTGGATGACGGAGCGCGGGCGGGTGCAGAGGTGCAGCGGGTTGGACTGCACCTCGCCGTCCACCCCCTTGTCCATGCGCATGGCTTCCAGCTTGCCGTAGTACGGCAGGCCCAGGGTGTTGACGGTCTCCATGTAGTCCGCCGGAGCGAAGACCGAAATGAACAGGCCTTCGGCCCCTTCGGCTACGACGTAGGCACTGTCGTCGTCCACGAACGGCATGCCCGGCAGCTTGCCGCGGTAGCGATCCCAGGTGATGCCGCCGAAGTCGAAGGCCTTGCGGCGGTCAGCTCGCAACGCAGAGGCCGCCTCACTCGCCAGGTAGGTCTCGCGGACCTTCGGGTGGGAGATGAGCTTTTTCCAGAAATTCCGGCCGCACCAGGCGCGGGCGCCGGTGCTGGCAAGGCCGTAAAGCTCATCTTCCTGCTGGTCCAGAACGTCCACACAGAGAGCGCTGACGTCGGTGTCAGCGTTGTTCAGCTCCAGGGACATCGGCTTCAGTCGTTTCAGGCCGAAGGACTGGAAGATGTCGACCAGTACGGTTTCACCGTCGGAGTCGATCACCTGCCCCTTGATGGCGCCGATGCGCTGCCATTCATGGGTCGTGTCCAACTGGCGGCGGGCCTTTTCCAGGCGCGCAGTGACTACGTCCTGAACGCCTTGCAGCTCCGTGCGCGAGCCCACGGCGCGGATGCCTTGGATTTCATCCGCCAGGATCTGGAAGGTTTGCGGCAAGTGCACGCTGTTGAACGGCACCAGACGGCGCTTGTCAGCGATCACGGCCTGGCCGCCCGAGCCACGCGGCTTGGCCTCGACGAGCTGCAGGGTCATACCGTCCTTCTCGATCTGCTGGACGATGGTTTGACTGCCCTGCTCGGTGAACAGACCGGATGCAGCGATCTGACCGGGGACGACGTGGTCTTCGTTCAGGGTCAGGATCAGGTTGGGGACGCTGAAGGCCTCGTCCTGGAAAATAGAAATCTCAGCCATGAGGGGCTCCTAGAAATGGCGAACCCCGCCGAAGCGGGGTTCATAGTGATGGTGTGGTGAGCGGTTGGGGATCAGGGTCGGATGACGATGCCCAGTGCGGACAAGTCGGCGGCACCCGGGTTGTCGAGACCGGTGAGCAGGCGCTCGATGACTTCGCAGTCGCGTACGACCGCGGTGGCTTTCACGTCCACCAGGGTGGCGTCGACCGAAGCGAAGAGGATGCCGTCAGCGGTGCGGCGACCATCGTCGGTGCCGTCGTCGTCATAGGCCGTCCACTCGCCGAGGTTGCCCTTCACTGCCAGGGTGAAGCCATCGCCCACCACGAAATCGGTGGAGCCATCACCCAGGGTGAAGGTCATGCCACCACCGGTGAAGGCCTGGCCAACATGCCCCTCGCCCACTACCTGGCCGGACTGATTCGTGACTTCGAACACGCCCCCGTTCGCCGCGGCTTCGGTGACGGTCAACACGTAGGTGCCGCTGGCAGCGGCACTGGTTACAACGACAGCGCTGATGGTGCCGTTGCCGGTGTTACCGGCCTTGGCAGTCGGGGTCAGGGCGTTGGCCGCGGTCAGCTGGGCAATCAGGGTGCCGGCGCTCAGGAGGCCGGAGCCGGCGCAGATCACCACCACATCGCGGCTGCGATAGCCATTAGCCTCCGAAAGGAGGAATTCGCCGGGGTGGATGCCTTCGGTCTTGATGGTCATTGCTGCGCTCCTTTCGAGGCGGATTGGCGACGGCTGGCATAGACGTCACGGGGGTTCAGGGTTTTGTTGGAGGTGGGCATCGGCTCATCGTCCACCTGGCTCTTGTTGTCGATCTCGACCTGGCTGCTGCGAGCTGCCACCTTGTCGTACAGCTTCAGACGCGCGCCGTTGCCGTCCAGGCCTTGCTCGATCAGGGCCTTTGCCTCGTCGGGAAACTTGGCCAGCACGCAGACGGCCTTTACTTCCTTGGCACGCGCCACGACCGCCTGCATGGAGGGCCGGTCCGTCAGGCCGCAGGCCTTGATGAGGTAGGGCATGCTGTCGCTGAGCCCAGCGGACGCGCACTCGGTAGCCAGTTCGGCTGCCAATTCCGCAGTCTCTGGACCTGCCGGCGGGTCATTCGGGTTGTCGTCAGGCTCGTTCTTCGGGGCTGGTTTCGGCTTTTCCGCAGCGAGCAGTTTGCGCGCCGCGTCGGGGGTGTTGAGGTAGCGGTTGAGCACCTTGCCCAGACTGGCATTGATCCCCACCGGCTCGGCCGCACCGAGGACCTCATCGACGAAGCCCTTTTCCTTCGCCTCGGGCGCGGTCAGCCAGGTCTCGTCGTTGATCATGCGCCGCAGCTCTGCATCGTCCACGTTCAGCGCGCGATGCTGGTAGCTGGCCACGATGCCCTCGAAGGCCTGGTCCATCATGTCGGCGACCTTGCGCAGGTCCTCGCTGTCGCCTGCGGCGAAGGTCCACGGGTTGTGGATCATGAACAGTGCGTTGTCGGCCATTTCGACACGGTGTGCGCCGCAGGCGGCGACACTGCCCGCGCTGAAGCACGCACCGTCGATGCGCGCCGTGCAGCGCTCGCCAAGCCCACGCAGGGCGTTATGGATGGCGATACCATCGAAGAGATCACCGCCGATGGTGTCGAAGTGGACCAACACCGGCGAGGTGCCGTCGTCGACCGCCTTCAGGTCGCGGATGAAGTCGGCCGAGGTAATGCCCCAGAAGCCGATCTCGCCGTAGATATAGATTTCAATGGACTTACCCGCCGCCTCGCTCTCGCCCAGCGCTTTGACGCTGTACCAGTGCTCGGCCTGCAGGTCCGGTGCGCCCTGGGCCTTGTTCATGATCACCGGCTGGGCCGCGGTGCACACACCCAGCGACCCCAGCGCTACAGCCAGGGCGAGGGTGAGATGGCGTCGCTTCATCATGGCTTCTTGTCCTCTTCATCATCCACCAGTGCGTCGGTGGCAGTCGTGTACTTGAGGCCCAGCTCGCGGGCCCGTTCGTTGTCCTGGGCGTTCTCTTCGTCCACCACTTCGGCGTCGTAGCCGGTGCGCAGGACGTGCTCGCTCCGACTGGCCAACCCGGCACCGATCTCCAGCAGCTTGCCCTGGACGTCCTGAACCGGATGGATGTATGCCCAGCCCTGAGGTACCCAGCGAGTACGTAGGTACTCCCGGCGTCGGGCGGGGTAATCCGCAAGCGACAGAGCTCCGCTGAGGTAAGCCGTGTCGAGCCAGGCCGCCCGGACTGGACGGCAGAGCTGGAAAACGTAAACGCTGAACTGCACCTGCTCGATGCGGCGCCGGAACTCGTTGAGCAACACGCGGAGCGTGCGGTCGCTGATGTCGCCCATATCGCCAGTGAGCAGTTCGTAGGGCAGCTCCACGCCAACAGCCGCTGCCATGAGTTGTTGCTTCATGAAATCGACGTAGGTGTTGCCCGCGTCCGGCGGATCGGAGAAGACAACCTCCTCCCCTTCCAGCAGCTCCTGCATGGTGCCGGGCTCAAGCCCCACCATCGGCGTGCCATCTCGATCCGCAGCAGGCGCCTGGCCCGTGGTGGGATCGAACATCGGCGGACCGTCCTGCCGTGGTCGGGTGATGAAGCCAGCGAACAGATTCGCCACTTCCTGCCGGAACAGCACTGCGTCGTCGTAGTTGTCCAGCGACTTCAGGCGCAGCAGCACCGGAGCGAGTCGAGGAATGCCGCGCAGCTGGCCACCCTCCAGGGGCTCGAAGATGTGCAGTACCTGGTCCGCTGGAATGCGGTTGAGCTGGTTGTAACCGCGACGAGGTGCCGTCGGATCACCTGGGTGGCTCTGCCACATCCAGTAGGCAACCCGCTGGCCGATGGCGTTGAACTCAATGCCGGCTCGCACGATGTTGCCGGCCCGGGTTTTGAAGTTGCGATCCACCGGCACGAAATCAGGCGGCAACACCTGGAGCTGGAGTGGTACCGCGAAGCCATCCTCCAGCCGCCGGTTACGAAGACGCACGAAGCATTCGCCGGACTCTTCGACCATCCGCGACACGACCATCTGCAACCCATAGAAGTCGGTCAGGTTGTCGGCGTCGGCCTCGTCGACCCAGTCCTCCCACAGCTGATTGATCTGCGAGCGCAGGTCTTTATCCTTGATCTGCGACCGGGGCGTGATGCCGGTGCCAATGATGTTGGTGACCCGGCGGGAGATCGCACTGAGCGCATAGGGATCATTGCGGACCGCCGCCCGCGAGCGCTTGCGCAGTGTCGGCAATGCCGGCAGCGCAATCGCATTGAGCGCAGCCTCAGGGGCATCCCAGCCCGCAGCGCGCCGGCCAGTGCCGGCTCCCTCGTAGCTGTTGCGCAGCCGCTTGGAGACAATTCGATATCGGCCGGTCATTTGATCCCCTTGCCCCCGCTGTAGAGGCGGATTTGCCGAGGGCGATGGCTGTTAGCGGCCGCTTCGGCCTGGGCAGCCTGGGCATACTCGGCTTCGAGGATGCGGAGGCTGGCCAGCTGCGCCCGATCAACCTGGCGGTCGCCCTTTCGCACCGACTGGCCTTTCGTGAGGATGTCCTTGATCGCCGCCCGGACCTCGTCCAGGCGCTGTTGTGCAGTGCTCATGCTGACCTCGATCTATCGACGGCTGAGATACCCGCTGCGCGAGGTACGCCTGCCAGATGGCTGGGGTTGTGGGGCTGATGCCTTGGAGATGGACGCGGCAGGGGCCGAGCTGCTTACGGCAACGTCCGGCGCGTCATCCTCATCGGCGGCGCTAGGCGCAGGCTGCACTCGCTCTGCGAACAGGCTGCCTTGCCCGACCGTGGCGCGAAGATTGGCCCATTGAGGTTCGTGGTACCGGTGCAGACCGAGGAACTGCGCGGCGGCGAGGTTGTAAACCATCAGATCGAGCGCTTCGTTACGCTCCGACTTGGCCTTCACCCAGTCGACACGCTTGAAGCCCTTCACGTAACGGACCACCTTGCGCTCGGCCACACACTGCTCGAAGAACTCCTCGGGCAGGTCGGCGGAGAAGTGCAGCGCACCAGGGCCCTCTTCGAACTGGTAGCGGTTGTAGATCCAGTCCTTGGCGGTGTCAGTGCCGACCATCCACAGCTCGGCGCCTTGCTTCTCGGTGTTGCCCCGCCAGGTGACATCTACCTTTGACGGGCGCTGGGCCAGCACAGGGCGGCCACGCTTGCTCGCCCCCTTCACCGCCAGTACGTTCCGCCAGCGGCGCAGACGAGTGAACTGGTACACCTCGTCGGTGTGGTGGCCACCGGAGTCGATGCAGGTGGCGCAGATCGAAAGGTCCACGCCACTGACGTGCCGGTACCGCTCCTTCAGCTTCTCGTCCAGCAGGGCCCAGGTGCGCTCGTCCGCCGGGTCACCCGGAATCACCTGGAAGTCGACCGTCCAGCGCTCCAGCCCCTCGCCCCAGCCCATGACCAGCAGCTCAAGGCGGTTGTGCTGGGTGTCCACCGCTGCGGTGAGGATCAGCGCACCAGCAGGCACCAGGCCAAGCCGGTGGCCTTCAGCCTCGGCTCGCTTGCGCAGCTCATCGGCCTTGGTCATTTCCTCGGTGCTATCCCACACCTTGGCGAGGCGCGTGTTGTAGAACACCTGCATGGAGCCGGGGTCGCCTTTCTCCTGCAGCTTCTTCGCCTCCTCGTACTCCTTGGCCATGTCGGTCCAACTCAGCCAGCCGGCCGGCGCATAGAGCGCGCTGAGCGTGAAGCTCACCGTCTCGCCGTCACCCTTGCCGTGAGCTCGCCATTCCCCCGCGGCCAGCATCGCAGCCTTGTGGTGCTCCTCGATGAGAGCGCAGCCAGGTATGCAGCACTGGTACTGAACGAAGCGGAAGTCATCGGTGTACTTCAGCCCTTCCCACTCCAGCACCTGCATCGTTCCGCAGTGGGGACAAGGCACGTAGTAGTGGCGCTGGTCGCCCTGCTGGAACAGGTCGTGGATGCGCGAGATACCCTTCAAGGTCGGCGAGCTGGAGTAGTAGTACTTCGCACGACGCCCGAAGGTGGACCCCCGCGCCTCGGCCTGCTTGATGGGATCACCGTCATCGTCGACGTCCATTTCCCAGCGGTCGACCTCGTCGCCGTAGATCCAACGCGCGGACAGCTCAGCCAGGTTGGAGGCCGAGCCTGCGGTGGCGCAGTACAAGGCGCCGCCCTCGAACTCCTTGGTGTCGAGGGTGTTGCGGGCATCCCGGGAGCGCGACTTTGCAACACGCTCCGCCAGCACCTGCACGGCCTTGATGGTCTTGTCGATCCGGCCCGACACCCGCTTGCTCAACTTCTCGGTGGGCAGCAGCACCAGGATGTTGGCCGGCGACATGTGGATGCAGCCGCCGATCCAGTTCAGAGCCACCTGGGTCTTCATCAGCTGTGAGGCGATCATCGTTACCACGCGCTTAGCTGGGTGGACTGGCGACAGGCAGCGCATCGGCTCGCGTGCGTAGGGGGTACGGTCGGTGTGGTACTTGCCCGGCTCAGCTGCACCAGTGTCCTTGGGAATCATCTGGTACTTGTCGGCCCATTCATCAATCCAGAGCTCAGGGTCAGGCTTCAGGCCTCGACGGTATGCCGCCAGGTACGCGGCGGCACCGTCGGCATACGGTTGTTCCATGGCTCAATTCGGCTCCTTGCCACCCTGCTCGATCTCGGCGTCGAGCTGCAGCAGTCGGTCAGCATCTTCGAGAGCCCGGCGCATCGCCTCGGTAAGGCGGCGCTCGATCTCCCATGGGTCGGTGAGGGTTACCAGCTCCCCCGCGATCTTCGGGGGAACGCCCAGCAGCAGGTCACGCAGCGCCCGGGCAGCAGTGAAGGAGGCGGAATCCACACGCTCTCGCTCCACCAGCTCCCCACGGCTCTTGCGGTGCTCATCTTCCGCGAGCAGTGCAAGGGCGTACTCGCGGCGGGCGCGGGCCTTCTGGTAATCGGGTGTCCCGGTGGCGGTAGCGCCTGCCGGTGGCAGGGCCGGGCTGGGCGCTGCCGTCGGCGAAATGTGCGCGTAGACGCCCTTCTCCACTCGCTCCTGCTGGTGGCGCTCAGCGACACCAGCCTTGCTCGGGTCTGCGGTATTGGCCAGCAGCTGGTCACTGGCCTCCGCATCCACCTTGCCGTCGTCGGTGACGACCAGCCGGCCCTGTTTCACCAGCTTGGACACGTAAGGGCGCGACCAGCCGCGACTGGCCGCGTACTCAGCCTTGGTCATCAACGCCATAAGAGATACCTGTTAACCACGATGAACCACGGGGGTTAACCGGGTTAACCCTGTTAACTAACTTCCCGGCCCAGTCACTAGCGTGAAAACGGGGTTCGAATCACCCTT